GCGCAATGATGAAGGCTGGAGTTGCTAAATATTTAAAGATGATGAGGGTAACGATACAACAGAGTTTAAAGTTTTTAACGCTGATCCTCCAATCTTTGGGTATGGCGATGTCATGCTCAATTGGGAAGGTGAAGAAATTGTTGGTGAAATTAAAACAATGATGAATGAAGCCTTTGAATACCGTAAAAACTCAGGTACGCCTAAGTCTGGTCACGTTATTCAATTGCTTATTTACATGAAAATTCTTAAGAAAGCAAAGGGGATGCTTATCTATGAGAATAAAAATAATCATGAACTACTAATCTTTGAGATTGGTGTTAATGATCAGTATAGAAATTGGGTAGACTATGCGTTTAACTGGATGCGAGATGTTCGCAAATCTTGGGAGTCAAAAGAACTTCCTACAAAAAACTACAGATCTAATTCAAAGATTTGTAAAGGTTGTCCAGTAAAAGAAGCGTGTGGTAATGCAGGGGTAGGATCTGTGAAGATCGCATCTCTGGAGGAACTGAGTGAAACTATGTAGTTGGTGTGACGCATCATTTAAGCCTGCAGTCTCTTATCAAATATATTGTTCTGAACAATGTAGGGAATCTGCAACTAAAGAAAAAATTGCTGAACGCCATAAAGTTTTAAAAAGAAAGAAAAGATTTGGTAAAGAAAGAAAATGTCTTGGCGGATGTGGAACTTCTTTAACTGTCTACAATGATGCTGGATTTTGTGCTAATTGTAATATTAATCCTAAAGACGTAGACAAGGCATTAAAAGAACTTAAGAGATTAGGAATTATAGAGTATGAGCAAGAATAAATGGGGACTAGAACTTATTCCAAAAAGAATATGTGCTATTGACGCTAGTACCAATAGTCTTGCCTTTGCTATTTTTGATACCTTTACAAAAGATCTTATTAGTGTTGGGAAAATTAACTTTGAAGGCAATGACATATACGATAAAGTTATGGATGCTGGTAAAAAAGTAAAGGCTTTCCTAGATATTTATAATGGTTTTGAAGCAATAGTAATTGAGCATACAGTATTCATGAATAGTCCTAAGACTGCTGCTGACCTTGCTCTTGTGCAAGGAGCAATTCTTGGTTCTGCAGGTCAGACTGGAACAAAGGTTATTGGTAAGGTATCTCCAATTACTTGGCAAAACTTTATTGGAAATAAGAAGATCTCAAAAGATGAAAAGTTTTATATCAAAGCGCAGAACCCAGGAAAGTCTGAGTCATGGCTAAAGACATATGAAAGAAACCTAAGAAAAGAAAGAACAATTAAGTTTATTAATATTCAATACAATAGGACTATTACTGATAATGATGTAGCAGATGCTTGTGGTATTGGACACTGGGCTATGAAAAATTGGGGTAAAGCGATTGGGGTTGACAAATAACACTATGGCTGCTAAACTATATACAAGTGAGTCTTGGCTTCGTAAACGTTATGTTATGGATAAAAAGACTCCTGAAGACATTGCTAAGGAGTGTGGATGCACAGTAGAAACTGTATATGTATACCTTGCAAAATTTGGATTAAGGAAGTCTAGACGATGAAAAAATTTATAATCTTTGCAGGCATTGCTTGCTCAGTTGGCATTATATATGCAATATCAACACTAAGAGGCATTCCTGATGCTTTTGACTGGGATAATGAAGATGAGTGATAATTTAAAAATTACGGTTGATCAAGTGAATCATCCGCAACATTATATAAGTGACCCATCTGGTATTGAGTGCATTCAGATTACTCGTCACCGCAATTTTAATGTTGGCAATGCATTTAAGTATCTTTGGAGAGCAGGACTTAAAGATGAGTCAAAGACTATTCAAGATCTTGAAAAGGCTATTTTTTATATTAAAGATGAAATTAATAGGTTAGAAGGAAAATATGACAACTGAAGAAGAGTTAGTAAAACATCTTGATCAAGTAAATACAGTTGTTTCAGAATATTTAAAGGGCAATGACCCAACAAGAATTTCTAAAGAACTTTCTATCCCAAGAGTTAAAGTTGTAGAACTTATCAATGAGTGGAAGG